CCAAAGGCGCTCTTGCAATAGACGAAGAAGCATTAACGGATAAACAGAGTATCGATGACATTGCAGAAAATTATGTCAAGGTTGATGGTACAATTATCTATACCTCCAAGAATGGCGGCAATCCGCCACAGGCTATTCAAAATAAAAGTATTCCTGCAGGAGTAGAACTTATCATCAAGCGCGATGCCGCTCTGAGCACTCAGCAATCCGGTATCCAGCCTGCTCTGCAGGGTGTCCATCAGAACTCATCAGGCAAACAGTATCAGATCGAGAAAGATTCAAGTGCCACTAGTGTGACGGACTATGTGAGCAGCTTCAATCAATTCTCTTTACGAGTAGCTCGAAAACAACTGTGGACGATACAGGAATTCTACACTGAACGCCGCTCCGTGATGATCACAGGAGAAGACGTTAAAAGATACTACAATCCACAGACGATGTGTGACATTGATTTTGACCTTGCCCTTACACTCGACGCCAACTCAACTGTTATTCGTGAGGAAATGAAAGACCTGGCATTCCAGGCCTATCAACGGAACGAAATTGAATTCGGTCAGATGCTTGATGTCGCTGATTTTGGTGACACTGCCAAGTTGAAACAGGCATGGGAAGATTACAAGGTTCAGAAGCAGGCCATGGCACAAGCGCAGACACAGCAGGCTGCAGCAGGGCAGCCTGTAACACCTGCAACTTCAGGAAATCCAGGCACTGGTGCCCAGCATCTTATTTCTTCTGATGCCGACGGGAATCATACCCTCGTCGGTACGCCAAGTATTTCTTCATAGCAGGCGAGAGGTTGAATAAGTAATAATCAACCCACATTTTCAGTTTTTCAATGCGGATGCGATTATCCTCATCACACCCCAATGCACCCCATTTGGAAGGTGTATAGTAGAAGGATTGTCTTTTCATATCCTCAACGGTCCTAGGAAGATTTTTCCCACGAAGTTTTCCTATACTCCTGAGTACGCGCAGAGAGGGCTTCAGCTTCTTGTTCGGCTCATACGTCATAGGAGACCACACACCGTGTCTGGCATCAAAGAAAAGATATACCCGCGGAGATCCGATTTCCTTATACATTTCGACACATTGCTTTACTCCTTCTCGCCACATATGAGTAGCTGACAATTTTTCCTTGCGGATCACATAAGGTCCATAGGCTTTGAAAAAAATATCTGTCAAAGCCAGTTTGATTTTTGTTTTCATATTCCAATTATTTCTGGAGCCATCGGCCGTTTATGCAGCCTCTTCTCCCGTTCTTTCTGCTCTTTTGTTTTGATTTCCACAATATAAGGAGGTTCCATTTCTTTATCAACATATAGTCCGATTGCACGGGCCATGACACGATCATCATGCTTTCCTGGTACATTTCCGTATTTCCCGTTCGGATATTGCATGTAATAGGAATATTCCATCAGGGCTTCTTCCTCCCGTTCCATATATTTTCCGTCCCTTATTATGGCTTCAAGGTTCTTGATGACGGCTACTTTCGTAGATTCATTGGTATTGAAACCCCACTTCACCTCGCGTACACGATGCTTTAGGAGTTTGGAATGGTTAGAGTTGTATAGATTGTCGTACAACGGCACAAGTATCGGAAAGAATAACTCAGAAACATCGCCGTCCGTATCGTTCATTCTTGAATATGCCGTATTGTTCTCAACGACAAGAAAAGCATCTTGGAAAAAGTGTGCAATTTGTGCGCATTTCATTGCCAGTTGGTCAGGATCACAGTGTCCATGCCATTCTGCCACCACCACCGGCACACCTCCATACATTTTATCATACCGGTCAAATACAACGATGTCTGACCAGTCAGAAGTTTTTCTGGATCCTCCGATATCAACAGCAACAAGGTATCTGTTCCGGACATTTTCAGAATCATCAGGCATCTCCCATACTTTGAGTACTCCTCCCGGTTTTTCCACGAGACGGATGTTATCCATACATTCCTTGATCTCTGGAGAAAAACTGTCTCCTTCTATTTCTCCTGTAAATATAGGTGGTTCACAGTCGTTCCTTAATGCTTCAACTTTATAAATGTCGAAGACAGCACTTCCGGAGTACTTGAATGCTTCGATATCGTCAGATGGAAATTCCTGTTGCATATCATCCAGGACAGGATAGGAATCAAAGGTCTTTGCCTTTTGCATGTACCATTTGATTCCTTCGAGTGTCGCACCTATTTCAAAAAGGTGCCACCAGTATTTTCCATTGTTATTATCATTCTTTCTGTTTTTCCACAGCCAGATGGTAAAGTCCACACGTTCATCCTCACTCATCGGAGTGATGTATGTCTCTATTTCCCACCAAGCTACGAATACAGCCGTATATGCAGACATCTTTTCTCCGTTCTCATCAACGGCTTTTGCTCGGATCCACTCATCGTGGAATTCATTTTCACTGCCATTTGGCGTAGATTCCCGGACGATGAAGTTATGTGAATGGTCCATAATTGGAGCGATCACTGATTTGACCACTTTTTCCGGTGTCCATTTTTCCGTATCAGGAAAGAATGCCTCTTCTGTAATATGTGCCATGGCAACGTTTGTAGAGCGGGCTGCTTCAGGGTTGAGAGCCGTCCCTGTCTGAATCGTACAGGAACGTGGAACGAGGTATTTTACATTCGGATTTTTCTGGTCGTTTTTAATTTTAACTACATTTTCAGGATAAGGCTGTCCTGTATCGTAGAAAAGCCATAATGGAATAGCATTGATAAGCCGTTCATACATATTAAATACCGTAATGGAAGATGTAGACTGGTGTCCTACGATGTTGCAGTTCCAACTGGTTTCCCAGAATATCATTATCCATGCCATGTATATATCCGTAAGAGTGGAGCCACCCCACTGCCGGCATTTTAGGAGAATAACATAGATAGGCTTCCCTGCCAGACGCATAGATTCAAATACCTTGCATAGTTTGATCTGCGCTGGCCGAAGATAAAAAGGTATATCTTCCCCTCCATCCTTATTCTGAATTTTTCCATAGGCTCCAGCAAAAAAATAGAAATCATGCTTACAACGTATCCTACAAAATCTTCTTATCACAGCCTCACGGCAATTTCTGACATCTCCGCCAGACATATACCTATTAATATACGCCTCTATAGATCTGCAATTTACAAGTGCCCTTATAAAAGGATCATCGAGCATCTGGACAGGAAGATACAACGTTGCGCCATTAAGGAAATCATCTAAGACACAAACAAAACGTTTACCTGGTGCATCCCTTCCAGTAATGGGATCATAACGCTTCAGCAGCGTTGACATCCTCTTTTCGTCCTTAAGGAGGACGGCATCCAATACCTTTTTGGGTATTAATTCATTTCTTTTTATGACCCTACTTACCGGCATAAGACTTGAATTTCATTATCAGACGTTCTATCTGATAATACAACATTCCAAGCAGAAACAGGATGATATGGTATATTCCGGCGAAACCGGGGAGAAAGCAACTAGTAACCAACATTGCAATCGTCAATATACACGTTATCCGGTCATGTTTCCACATGTTTAATGTGATCATGCCCATAAAGAATGATACGAATACAGAAGCTCCCAGTACAGGCCTGCCAAGAATAAGGACGAATGAAGCAAGAACAGAAAATATCCACGCCGCAATAACCCTATGATAATTAATGACATTATGCAATACAAGAAGGGACCATGCATTACACAACCAGTGAATGAACGAAGCATGTCCGAACATATATATGAAATGTGTGTAGAAAGGTGATGAGGCTCCCACAGCAAAATGTGATGAAAACGGAATCAACGGTATCATCATCAGACAAATAATCAGAGTTATGTAGAACTTCCCCATTCTTTATTTTCTATTTGATTTACGGTTCAACAATCTCGACAACTTGAACTGAATGATCCACGGTGTAAGGCCTATACAAGGAGCACTTTTACCCAAAGCTGCCAAAGTAATGTCCTGCAGGCTCCTTCCTGCATATTTTCCATAACATGACATTCTTTTTACCTCTTCATACAAGGAATCGAATAGCTGCTGCTTATATTTTGTAGCATAAGTTTTTCTGATACCATGCAATTTCCTCTTCCTTACGTAGTCTAATGCCGCATCGTCAGAGATACAATAGAAAGGCGTTTCAAGCTGCGCAACAATCTGGCAAAGCGCTTTCATTGAAGTTGGGTATTTTGCAATGGTTTTGGCTTTGTGAAAGAGCATCGGCAGTATTTCTCTGTCACGCTTTATATATATATCTGTTATACTTCGTTGATGCTTCATTAATAAAGTATGATTTACAAAAATAGCAAATATATTTTATTAATAAAACTTTTAATCGTGTTTAATAAAACGAAATTTACAAAATAAGCTACTATACTTTATTTTTTATGACTTTGAGACTTAGTATTTACTGTAACTTTAACAAAATTTTTAATATCAAGGACAAAATGGCGAAGAAAAATACAGGTATTCAGGACACTGACGATCCTACACAAACAGCGCCTGCACAAACAACTCCGGCAGGTACTAACCGCCAAAAGCTGGTTGACAGATTCAAGAAATCCAATCCGGATTTTAATGCCGATGATGACGAGTCCCTCTATAGTGCCGCAAATGATGCACTCAATAAGAGTGACGAAATTGAGACACAGAGAAAGCGGCTTAATAATGCCATCAGCAAAACCGACATTGCTCCGGAAATGCTTCAGGGACTATTGTCCGGAAAGAATCCTGATGGAACCGACTTTGACCTGGAAGATTATCTCTTTAACAAGCATCTTGACTTTTTTATTGACTATCTGGAGAACAAGGACGGAGCCAAACAAAAACTTGAATCTCGCAAAGCTGAAAGAAAGAAAGCAGCAGCAGAGGAAGCTGAACTAAAGAAAACCGAAGCCGGAAAGATCAAGAAGGAAGATTCCGAACTGGATGCTGCTATTGCTGAAACAGGATATAAAAGTGACCAAGTAAAGGATCTCATCGACTGGATCTATGATGCGAAGAAAGGGATTATCGTAAGGGCAAGCAGATTCGAGTTGAATAAGGATGACTTCGTACGTCTCTTCAAGTTAAAAGACTATGATGTCAAAATGGCTGAGGCTAAAGATCAAGGATATAAAAAAGGGAAGAACGAGAAAATAGACATGTTTTCTCACAGACAGCAACAGAGAAAATCAATGCCCCCAGACCTTAACAGCGGTAGCAGCAATATGGGCGTAGGTAAGAAAAGGGATAAAACACTGGATGCACTTGACAGAATGGGAAAGGCATTCGGATAAAAGAAAACGTTATGGATAAATTAGACAATGCAGGCTATATCATTACGGGGCCGATGACCCAGACTTCTACAGAAGAAGCGTTGGCAAAAATCGGCGACCGGGATTTTTACAAGAAAGAAATAAAATAATTAATAAACAATTAATCTTGAGAAGATGAAAAAATTGAAAAAGTTCAGAAAATGGTTTGGATTCATGTTGTCCACTGTCATCATGATTCTTGTATCAGGTAACACATTCGCAATGGCGGATGCAGCTGCCGTGCAGGACCCTGTAGGTTCTCTAGACGGTGGACCAGGTGCCGGAGTGGCCGGTGCGAACACGCAGACACAGTCTCAGAGCATAGTTGAAGATCAGTTTAAGGATTTGGATTACTATCAGAAACAAATCAATAAGAGAATTACCGAAATGCAGCTGGAAAGCTGTCCTGTAGACCAGATTCTACGGTCTGCAGCAAGGATTAACCATTCTAGTTCGATAGTAGTCAAGTACTATCAGATCGGACAACGTCCGATTACCAGTACACTTACCGCAGATATTGCAGCCACGAGTGATGGTGTGGCTCACGTAATCAAGCCGGCCAACAACTCTGTATTCTCCGAGATGGATACAATCTTGTTCCCATCTATTATGGGTTATCAAGATGATGGAACGCGAGAAACACTTCGCCCTCTCATGGTACAGGTAGTGGCCCGTGATGCAGCTAACTTCCCGATGGTAATAGCACTGAACGGCAAGAAAAATGTCACTCCTGGGAATCGCTGGGATTTGCCTGACATCCCTGCAGGGACTCTGATGCTCCGCCTTGGCCGCGCAGCTGCAGAAAGCGACGTGGAAACGGATTCGTATTATCAGTTGCCAGAGGCAAGTGAACAATACTGCCAGCGTTTTATAATGCAGGCAGAAGAATCCATTATCGAGCGCATGAGCGCAAAGATCGTTGATTGGGACTTTTCCAAACAGGAAAGAGTCGCAATGGATGATATGCGCAATGGTATCGAACGAAGTGGACTTTTTGGAATTAAGAGCAAGACCCGTTATGGTAAAATGGGGAACATCTATACTACCGGTGGCATATACTGGGTGGCAGGAAAGGACATTCAGTTAGGCCATTGGCAACCTAAGACCGAAAAAGGTGCAGACGGCTCACAGGTGCCTGTTACGTTAACCACCTATACAGGAAGTGAC